CCGCCGTCTGCGCCGAGACGACATCCACGGCCAGGCGGCCCGGCAGGGCCATCAGGGAGCCGCGAATGGTGTAGATTAGGTCCTCCGTCATGGCGGCCACGTCCTCGCTGCGGTGCATCTTCCCCCGCAGCTCGTCAGCTTCCATCTTGGCGATTTGGGCCTTGGACGCCTTCATCGTAACATCAGCGGTGAGCCGCGTCTTTTCCAGCCGCTTTTCCTCGTCATCCTTGTTCCGCTTGGACTTGAACGCCACATATCGCTGGACAGAATCGGAGAGGATGAACCGGCCATCTACTTTTTCCAGCTGCCCATCCTCGACCAACTGCCGGATATTGCGTCCAGTTATGCCCAAGACACAGGCCAGCTCAGACGAGCTGACCTCTGTTTCAGACGTAATTTTCGTGTTCGCCATGGTCGCTCACTCCTTTCCCCGTGGCACTACCAAAAGCGGAACGGAAATGCCCCGAAAAATTTTTCACTAACTAATCGTTCTTTGGGGTCGACGAGCCCGCAGCTAAGGGGAGCCCCCGGTCACAGTACCTTTTCCGCTCGCCGTCGCTGCGCGCGTTGCAATGGCCTTTCCTGGGGCTTTACGCTTCGGGCAAGGGAACGCCCAAGGCAAGCACAGAAGCCTCTCTGCGTGGCTCTCTGCGCCTGTCTTGGGCAGTGTAGCTTGTCGCTCACTTAGAGCTTGGTCAACAGCTCCGCATGACTGTACCCTTTGACACCCTTGGTCATCATGGCCAGGAAGTCATCACGGGAGAAGTCCGACAGGCGGAACACTTCCTCTGGGCGCATACCCAGTTGACGCCCTATCTCTTGTACCGTCTTACCATCATCCAACAGTCTCTTGACGATGGCTTTCATCGGTTCCAGCAGATGTGTGCCTCGGGCGCGGTTGTGTGTGACGGTGCCGTAGATGTCCTCGGATGCGTCCTCATGGCGCACCACCACAACGGGGACTTTGCCGCCGAGCTTGGTATGCAGCGGTTCTTCTCCCGCTACTGTCCAGCGGTGGAAGCCGTCGATGATAGTGTAGTCAGGGCGTACCACGATGGGAAGCGTCCAGCCGTTGGTCATGATGGATTGCACCAGCAGTTTCAAGTTCTCCCGGTTGACCTTGTTGGGGTTGTAGTCATTGGGCCTGAGCGCGTCCCGGTCTACCCATTGCAGGGAGGACAGCGGGGCGAACAGATCCACGTCAGCCATTTGCCTCACCCCCTTTGCGGAAGTTTTTGGCGTAGGCTGCATAGGCGCAGGATATGTCTTGGTAGATAGCGCGGAGGGTGCGGAGCTTGGGGTCGCCAGCTACCAGCCCCCCGTACATCTTCTTGTAGTCCCGGGGACGGGCCATGCCGTCCATGCGGATGAATAGCTTGCGGTACTGCTTGGCCACGTCCCGCTTATGGGGGGTGTTGAAAAAATCGCCCGGCCGGAGGAACAGCATTTCTTTCAGCAGGGCGCGGTAGTCCTTTTTGTCCTCGCCCTCCAGCTCCCGCCGCTTCTTGGTGGTGCGGTGGAACATCTCACTGTCCCAGTACATCACGGCCAGGTATGCGTTTGGCTCCCGGCGCAGTACGCGCTCCATCAGCTGGGGGTCGTACTCGCCCAGGTGGACCAGCACAGGCACCGTGTCCACGGAGAAGAACTGCGACACCCGCAGCTGGTTCCTGTTGACGCCCACCTGGTACATCTGCAGGTAGACCTCCGGGATGTCGACGCGCTGATCGCGGAGATACAGCCAGACATCGGTGGTTTTCCAGTCGTAGATGGGATAGATGGTGTTGGTATTGGTGATTCCCTTCGCGCCCATGTTCAGCGCGGCCATGTACTGGAGGCGCTGAATGGATTCCGCTGCCCGGACCCCGGTTATCATGATGCCGTCCATAGTCACCCGGGGGAGGAACGATTGGTAGTTGTCCACCCGGGCGCGGAGCTGGGGATGGTTGCGGATGGCAAAGGGCGGGGGCTGCCGTACCCAGACATCCCGCTTCCGGCTGTCCCAGCAAACGAAGGTTTCATCGCTGGACAGCTCATTGAGGCAGTTGAAGTGCTTGACCTCGATGCACCACCAGTTAAACTTGGCGCCGGCCAGCAGGAATTTCTTCCTCCACAGTTTTGTGGTGGCCTCTATGCAATCGAAAATGGCTTCCTCGTCAATGAAAAGGACGGTCAGCAGGGACGGGTCGATTTCCCCGGCTTGGATCAGCTGGTAGGTCAGGTGAGCGAGTACGATGCTGTCTTTTCCCCCGGAGAACGAGAGATAGACGGGGACACCGTTGGAAAACACATTCTTGATGCGCTGCTTGGCCGCTGTCACCACGTCGATGTTGGATTGGACACGCTTTACAGCCATATCCGCTCACCACATTTCGGGCAGAGGACAAACCGGCCGCCCTGCTCTGCTTGTTGGGGCTGTTCGCCGGTGGCCGATGGGGTACAGTCCTCCGCACGGGCGGCCGCCGCAGTTTCTCGGGCCTCGTACCGCTGACCGGTTTCCCGGATTTCCTCGGCCCGCTCCGGGTCGATGGTGCCGTACTCACTGAGGGCGGCACTGGCCTCGTCAGCCTCCATAACCATGGCCCGGAGCAAATCTTCCTCGAAGCCGGGGATATCCAGGTCGTCTTTCAGCTCCAACACGAGAGCATCTAGCGCGGCCAGATCGTCAACGCCCAGGTCAAACACCCGGTTATCAGCCAGCATGAGCTTTTTCTTCTGGGCCTCCGTCAGCCCAGACACAACGTAACAGTCCGCCTCGGTGCGGCCCATGGAGCATAGCGTTTCAAACAGACCGTTGCCGGCCAGGATGGTGCCGCTCTCGTCGACCACGATAGGGCGGATCTGGCCGAACATCTCCACGGAGCGCCGGAACTCCTTCAGCTGCTTGTCGGTGTGCATCCGCACATTCCGCTCCGGGGGGTGCAGCTCGGTCAGGGGCTTCTTTGTCACTTTCACGCCCTCACCCCCTCTAGGAACGCCCGGGCGCTCTCGATCTTCTCCGCAGCAGCGGTGACGATGGAGGGGTCAATGTCATAGACCTCGCGCCAGCCATTTTCGGTGTTGCCCGTCCATTGACGGGCG